ATCTTATCTTGATCCCATGAAGTTGTTTCATCGGAATCATAATAGCGTTCTTCATAAAGTTTATTCTTTTTATTGCCCCAAATCTTTTCGTAATTCTCGTCATACAAGTTTTTTTGTTTGAGTTTATTAGTTGAACCCTTACCTGCTTCACTATATTTACTTGCCATAATTTTCCTTTACCCAATTAGAAAAGTTAATTAAATCTTCTTTATCAGCATTATGTTTCATTGTATTAGCTTTAGATGATATTACTTGAATGTTGCCTTTTGTATAACCTTTAGAATTATCTATTCTATCAAGGCTAGGACTTAAATCTCTATTTCCATCAACCGATTTTTTTAAGGGAAGTCCAAGAATAGGACAAATTTTAGGGATAACTATGTCTGATACTTCTATATCAAACGCAATACCTTTAGTTTTTGCTCGGTGTTGCGCTTGTTGAAATAAATTCTTTTCGCGATTGATTGCCTTCCAATCTCTTAAATACTGACATCGATTGCTTTTGTCTTTTAAAGGCATCGTTTTATTTTTTAATTTTTAAACGCGCCCACTCATAAATTCTAATGCAATACCAAACTATTGATAATAAAGCCGCTATTGCTGGTAAAAATTTCATTACTGCACCAAAAGCCGTAACTCCCGAAACTGTATCTAATAAATGCTTTGTATGTTCTTCCATATTCATCTTCATTTCTTTCTACTAATTGATAAGATGCTTTTCAATAGCCAAATAAAGGCTACCATCATTGTTGCCGCTAGATATATAAGCAACAGAGCCATCAGATAGTAAAATAACCAAATAATTTTTACCATCAAAGTAATCAGCGCCAATATCTTTGATTGTTTTATTTTGTAGAAAATCGAAATGATCGTCAATGGTATCATGGAAATCTTGCATTCAAACTTTCTATCACTATTTCAGGACTGACAAATTTGTTAGCATCATGTTCCGTTTGTTCCCACCATAGGAATTGGTTTTGAACCAAATTTTTTCGATCCTTTATAAGATTAATATTTTCAGGGTGTCCAAATATCAAAGGATCAGAAACCGACCACAATACTATACCATATTTTTTCTTATCCCAACCAAAATGTTGAAAAAAAGAATCGCAACTTATCCATGTTTTGCATTCATTCACAAGGCTTTCAAGTTCTTTTAGTGATAAGTTTTTTCTAAAATCATCGACTAATTGTTCTTCACCATCTATACCTACTTGAACTATTGGTTCTTTAATTAGTCTAATAAGTTCCTTCCAATAAGGATAATTTTTTGCATTTGTTTTACCGCTTCTTAAAGCTTTAGAATAAGGACTAATAATAATCATATATACATTTTTCTATAAGCATTTTCTAAATTGTCAGTCCATTTCCATTGCGCCATTTTTCTATAAATATTCCATTGCTCTATATCACCAAATAAAACTTTAGCTTCAGCAATAGAACGACCAGGCACTATGTCAGGATAGCAAGTAAATACTTCCGCATTTATAATGTCAGGCATTACATGACTAAATACAATATGATCGCCCATGCCGCAGTTAAGCACCACAATCTTTTTATCTTTATAAGCAATTGTATTTCTAAATATTAATTCATCTTGCTCATATAGTTTTTGATTTGTTTCTGATCTGATACCACCATTAGGATTTTTAAGATGCCAACTAACTGCATTAGGAACTGCAAGAATTTTATACCCTTTTAGGTATAAGCCATAAGTAAATAAAGTTTCTTCCCGATGTGCTACTCTTGAAAGCCCTGTGTTGTAATCATGCACCCCAGCTCGATAAAGAAAAGAACAATGAAGATGCTCAACTTCTTTTACTTTATGAATAAATGACCATTGAATATTAGGCTCTGTATCTATATTTTCTATTTTGCCTGTAGGCCTAAAGCTTTCAAATCGTAATGGCGGCGTTAATATTGCGCCACCTACTGCACCTACTTTTTTGCTTGTATAATTAAATAAAGTTTGTAAGACATTTGGTTCGGGTATTGCGTCATCATCAACGCGCCATACCCAATCAAAACCCATAGTGTTAGCCATTTGATGAATATGATGCTGACCTTTTTTGTGAGCATAAATCCATTCCCATTGAATGCCTTTAATATCAAGCATTTGAAAAAAGTAACTATAAACCAACTCTTTTCGCATATCTTGTGGCTCATCATTGTCATCAAAAATAACAAGTTTATCAACCTTTTTTGTCTGATTAATTATAGCGTTAAGCGTTAAAGGTAAAGTAGTTTGATAACGGCCACGAGTGGCTACCGAGCAAAGAACCTTATCCACGATCCCACCGCATAATCATAAGATTAAATTTATTTTTGTCATTAATTTCGGGTAAAGTTTCCGAAATGTAGCCATGTTCGTTAATATAGTTATATTGAAAGTCGGGAAAATGTGATTCGTTTAAGCCATGAAGCTTATGATGCTCGCCCCAAAAACCTACAGGCTCATTATGCGGAGTAGTTAATAAAAGGCGTTTGCAATGTTGTTTAAGTTTTTGTGCCATTTCAAGGCCATTATCAATATGCTCAATAAATTCAAAAGCAATTATGGTGTCATATTGCGCTAAAGAATAGGTGTTAATATCAGCGTTTGTAAAAGATGCGTTTAAGCCCCATTCCTGTTCGCGTGCGACACCAATAATAATAGGATCGTAATCTAAACCTAGATAGTTTGAATCATTTGGAAGGAATTGAGAGCCGTAACCTGTAGAGCAACCTATCTCAAGAATATTTTTGCCTAATAGATTGCGGTTAGCCCAAAGATAACGAGTGGCTTCTCTAGGATAAACGGGATCGCCTTTTAAAAAAACCGCTCGCTCATAATTGTTAGATAATAAATATCTATAGTATTGTTGATTGTGTTGTTTAGCATACGCTAAAGCATCTTGTTTTGTTTTATCCATTACTATCCTTATTAAATTGGATACACTAAATCTATCCTACTTGATGTTGCTGGCGCGGTTGCAAATACAACTGATGTTCCGCTTGATACTGTAACATCAACTGCATTAACCATTTTAACACCTTGACAAAATACTTCTATTTTTCCTGAAGTATAAGTTTGTGTTGTAGTAAATGTTGTTTGTGCCGCGCTAGAAGTAAATTGATCATAAACCATTTGTTGCGTTCCATTAATTCCACTATAGCCTGAATAACCGCTATAACCCGAAATTCCTGACGCACCTGAAAATCCACTTATACCTGATCCACTATAACCTGATATACCTGAAAATCCACTTATGCCTGACGCACCACTAAAACCTGAAATTCCTGAATTACCTGTTGCGCCTGATATACCGCTATACCCACTAATGCCGCTAAAACCGCTATAGCCTGAAAAACCACTAAATCCTGACACACCAATATTAATACCTGTATAAGCAACAGATTGAACAACATCGGTTACTGTGCAAGGGCTAATAGTAAATGTAGTGCCATTTGTTGCAGTAACATCAGCATCAGCTAATTTAGCACCATTTCTAAATACATCTAAATATCCAACAGTATATGCAACAGTAAATACAGTTTGAGAAGCAGTTGGAGTGAAATCAGTTACAACTCTTGAAGTGCTAGTTGCGTTAATGCCACTATAACCTGAATAGCCACTAATACCACTTCCTGAATATCCTGAAATGCCGCTATATCCACTTATGCCTGACGCACCGCTATAACCACTAATTCCTGAATCACCACTAAAGCCCGAAATTCCTGACGCTCCGCTATCGCCTGATATACCTGAATAACCGCTTATGCCACTATCGCCGCTATAACCTGATATTCCTGAATAACCACTAAAGCCACTAACGCCTGATCCACTATATCCACTAATTCCTGAATCGCCACTATATCCACTAATACCTGAAAAGCCTGATATGCCACTATCGCCACTAAAGCCACTAATACCACTATCACCGCTAAAACCTGAAATACCACTATGG